CTGATGCCCATAAACTCGGTGATGTTCAGGTCTCTCATTGTCGCAACACTGATTTCAGATCTATGCAGGAGCGCCAATTGTCATTGCTTCACCCGACTGTCTCTTTTGAAGCCGCCACTCGTTCTGCCTCTCCCTTGGTTGATCGTTTCCGTGCTGCTTTATTAAAGGATGTGTGCTCTCCAGTCCAGCTTGATACCGATTTCCTTTGCCAGTGGTTGCGCACTCGAAGTCCCTCATCTTTCCAGGGTCTCGAAGGTGAAGCGTTGAACGAGTCCATTCGCACGGTAGGGCGCACTGTGTTCGCCAAGACGCAGGTCAAGGTTAAGGCCGATAAACCGGAGTTCCCGGCCGGACTCCCGAAAGGACAGGGTATTACCACGAACCATTTCGCTTTTGGCGCTTATTTCGCTTACGCCGCTCATTGTATTTACACCAATTTACCTCGGCTCGTTCGCGATGGCGTATATCTTGATTTCGGTCTCAGTGATATTGAACTTGCGAATATTCTGCGTGATGACGGCGCTCTCGCCGCTTTCGCGGAGTGTAATACACAACTGGACGTTTCTAGCCAGGACTCTTCTCACGACGCTGTGCTCACTGCAGCTTTTTGTGAGATTGCTTGCTTGTGTGGTGCCCCCGCTGAAGTTATGCGAATGTATTACGAATATTCTTCGGAGTTTGACGTCAAGAGTATGGCCCCTGGTCTCTATCGCGGAATCATGCGTTTTTCTCTGGGTTCTGGTGATCCGTTCACGCTCATCCGAAATGTCGTCCAAATGTTAACGGTTGTCTCTTCGATGTATGTTGATGTCGACAATTGTTTCATTTTGCAGAAAGGTGACGATCTTTTGACTGATGCTAAGTGCATTCAATTGGCTCCCACTGCCCATCACCCTTCCGTCGCCCAAGTCGTCTTGAAAATTGAACGTGATGCTCCCGCATATCACGCCGGGCGTTTCTTTACTTCCACTGATTTCATCGTTGATCCGGTTCGCGCCGTATTCAAACATTTTGCTCGCGTTTATGATCCTCTTGTGCCTGCCGAAGAATTGTTTGTCTCTTTCGTTTCTCGTTGCCCTCGCCCGTCTCCTGAGATATATTATACGCTTTTCAATTTCATTCGTCACTTTTATCTCTCTTTCACTGATTCTGATATATGGCTCATTCTTGATTGCTTCTGTTCGCTCTTTTCCCCTGGTTTCTTTTATCGCACTCTCTGCCGCCCCGAACTCTCTCCTGGCGTTATTGATACTTCTGTTGACTGCACTATCAACGTGCTTCGTGCTGTCTGTCCGGACTTAAGCCCTCTAAAGCTCCGTTCCTACGCTGGTGCTCCTATTTCTGATCTCGTTTCTCTATTTTCTGCTCGTTCCATTCCGTTTCACATTCTTGATGACGATTCTCTCCTTGACCCGAGTTTGCGCGGTGTTCTCATTCGACCGTCTCATGTTTCTTATGTGCCTTTTACCCCTTCTCACGATGACCTTAAGAAAGCCAATTTAAATAATCAATGGCTACTGGACCCAACCCTATCGTCAATCCCGCCAGCGGCCCGATCGTTCCTGCCGGAGGTCCAATCATTCCCTTGTCCTTCGCCACTGGACCTGGGATCGGGCCTGGGCCGCGCCCCGTCAATCGCGAATGGAATTGCCAGGGGCTCAGCGGTAGATCTTTTCTCATCACAATGCCTCTCCCAGACGTGCGAACCACCGCCGCAGCTCGGACTCGTGTCCTCGATTTCGAAAATGTTCCGATCTTCAACTTCCTCCGCGGTTGGTTTGCCGTTGCCACCGTCAGTGAAGTCTGGGTCAGCATTGTCATCGACCGCTCCACCAGCGCATCCATCTTCTTGGGCATCGCACCGCACCAGAACATCGTCCCATCCACTCTCAACCAGTGGTTCTGCACCCCCTGGAAGAGGCAAGCCATCGCCAATGATGTCACTCAAACACTCTTCATCGACGAAGTCCTCCCGACCTCCGGATGTGAAGAAAACTTCAACGTCACGTCAATCGGTTTTGGCAAACCGCGCTTCATCTACGGCGGCGCCGGTTATGCGGCCGCAGGGGACAGACGTCTCGCGTACGGCGGCATTGAGTTCTATGCGAACTTCGCTGGCCTCGGCCCAGGTGCTGGAGCCTTTGGTCGCACCATTGCGCTCGATGGCGTCCCACTCCACGATGACGGCGGCGACTCGGATGAAGAAGTTAACGAGGCAGCAGGCGCTTGATTCAAAGCGCAATCTTTTCTCTAATTTCCCTCTTCCTCAAATTACCCTTTAACGATGTATGTTGTTAAAGTTAGATCGTCCCCGCGGCTGAAAGGGGCGTCCACTTGCAAAAATATTTCTCTTTCTTTTTTCTTTTTCCTTTCCCCCTACTTTCTTTCTTCCCTTCCCTCGATGACCAGCCAAAGGCTGTATCTCTTGAC